GAAGCGTAAAAGGCGATCCTAACTCAATCGGAAACAGGCTGGCAGAAATCGCAAGACGTAACGACGGGCAACTCGATCCGCACGACGTCGTGAAAGACGCAGTCAATAAGTCGTCGCCGTTGCATCCAAACTTTGAATGGAGCGACAAAAAAGCAGCGCATGAGCATCGTCTATCGCAAGCGCGTTACCTCATCGGATCTATCGTCGAGGTGAACATTCATACGCAAAAAGAAACGAGAAGCTTTGTCAATGTCACAACGATTGCAGACGACGACGGCAACCTCCTGCGGGCGCGATCATATGCGCCAATTGATACGGCCATGTCCGATCCTGCATTGCGCCAACGTGTTCTAGCTTCGATCAAACAACAACTGAAAACAATTCTTCGGCAACATGCGGACCTCGAAGAATTGGCGATGGTATACGATGCCGTAGACGCTATTCCAGCGTAACACCCATCCCCGGCAATGTCGCCGGGAAAGAACAGGAGAAAGTTATGGGACTAATGCAATCAGTAAAACAGCAACAGCGAAAGAAATGCGCTCCGAAAGGCATCATCTACGGCGGGCCGGGAGTCGGCAAGACGACGTTTGCGGCCCTGGCTCCGGGCCATTTTTTTATCGACGTCGAAAACGGCGCGAATTGGGTGCGCGATCCTGCAACAGGAAAACGGATCGACGTTGCGAAAACTCCTTACCTTGAGACGTGGGAAGGAATCGAGCAGTGGCTTGAGTCGTTTGAAAAAGACGATCACGGCTACAAGATCCTCGTGGTCGATACGCTCGACTGGCTCGTGCGTCGTCTCGAAGAGCATGTTACAGGAGTAAGCAAGGGCCAATATGCAAACACGTTGACGGGCGGAAAATTCGCATTCGGCGTAGGCAAACGCACCTTAAAGAATTACATTTACAGAAGCGTCCTGCCTTCGCTCGACCGCGTAGTAGAACGCGGAATCGCCGTCATCCTGCTTGCCCATACTGCACGGGATGAGTTCGTTTCCGAGGACGGCGCGAAAAGACAAAAGGCCTGCCCGGACATCGAAGATTGCATTTCTGTTTTCTCTGAATGGGTTGACTTCCTCTGCCTTGCGCGAAAAACCGAAGCCGGCGAACGGTACATGATTACAGAAGATACAGACTACGCGCTCGCAAAAAATCGGTATGGTCTGCCGTCGAAAATTGAGTTTAAGTGGTCAACGTTCGCGGACGCTGTGGCCGCGAGCATTAACACGGAATCGAAAAAGGAGGTAGCGAACAATGGCGGGAATTGAATTTGACGCGAATGAGGTTGAACCTCTTGCACCGATGGAGCCTGTACCGGAAGGGATCTATCTTGCGGAAATTGTGAGCAGCGACAAAAAACAAACCAAGAACGGAACGGGCGATTACATCGAAGCGGTTTTCAAGATTATTCGCTGGCAATATGAAGGCAGAACGATCAACGAAAACCTTCACATCTGGAACCAAAGCGAACGCGCGCGGGAATATTCACTAAAAGCGCTTTCGTCAATTTGTCGCGCCGTTGGTGTTACCAAGATTTATGACACTTCGTCACTTCACGGAATCCCGATTGAAATTGTCGTAGGGCTTAAAGATCCAGACGACAAAGGCCGCGTATTCAACAAAATCAAGGCCTACAACAAACGAGGAACGTCCGAATCGCAATCCGTTCCGGAGTCTACCAATAAGCCGGATTGGGTATAGGAGGAAATACGACGATGACCGAAGATATTCACACGACATACGAAACCATCGATTCCCTTCAGCTGTCCGGCAACTATTCGGAGTTAAAGCAGATCGCGCAATATGCTATCGACGCGATCATTAACGACGGGCGATATCTTCGCCTGCGGTTGCCGACAAATATTCGCAAGGTCACGGGCACGGAGGACCGTAACTGATGGATCTCCGCTGGTATCAGGCCGAAGCTAAAGCCGCTATTTACGATTACCTTTCCACAAACGCCGAAGGCAATCCTTGCGCCGTCCTGCCAACCGGCTCCGGGAAGACGCCTCTACTCGCATCCATATGCGAGGACGTAGCCGGCAAATGGGGCGGGCGTGTCCTTGTCCTGGCGCATGTACGCGAATTGCTGGAACAGGCATCGGACAAGCTTCGTCGTTTTTTGCCCGAAGATTCTATCGGCATATATTGCGCCGGGCTGAATGAAAAAACGACGGATGCGCCAGTGATTTGCGCAAGCATTCAATCGGCCTACCGTAAAAGCGGAAGCCTAGGGGCGTTTTCGATCATCATCGTTGACGAAGCGCACCTGATACCGGCACATCATGGCGGAATGTATCGCGATTTTTTGGCGGAGGCGTTGCTGGCAAACCCGAAAATGCGTGTTGTGGGATTAACGGCAACGCCTTACCGTCTCGACTGCGGATCTATTTGCGATGACGGCGACGAAAAAATATTATCTAAAATCGTCTACGATGCACCGATCCGCGAATTGATTTCGCAAGGTTTTTTGGCTAACATAAAGGCGGTTGAAGGCACGGCAAAACCATACCTTGAAGGAATCCACACCAGGGGCGGCGAGTATATCGAGTCGGAGATGGCAGAGCGTATGAGCGCGATTGTCGATTCCGCCTGTACTGAGATCGTTGATCTAACGGCGGAACGCAAGCGCGTTCTCGTGTTTTCGTCCAGCATTGACCACGGTCGAGAGGTGCAGGAAGCGCTTGCAGAAAAGTCATGTCAGGAGGTCGGATTCGTGTCCGGCAACACGCCGAAGAGCGAACGCGCGGAACTGCTGGGACGGTTCAAGGATCCTGATGGCGGGCTGAAATACCTTGTCAATGTCAACGTCTTGACGACCGGCTTCGACGCGCCAAACATCGACGCTATCGCTCTTCTACGCGCAACGCTATCGCCTGGACTGTACTATCAGATGTGCGGTCGCGGGCTGCGGGTATGCGATGGAAAAGACGACTGCATCGTTCTCGACTATGGCAAAAACGCTATTCGGCACGGACCTATCGACGCGATGAGCGTACGCAATAAATCCGCCGCCACTGCCGGCGGCATGGCTCCAGGGCGGACTTGTGAGGCCTGTCAATGCGTATCGCCCATCTCCGCGGAATGTTGCGTCTTCTGCGGGCATCCGTTCCCGCTCCCTGAATACGATCCACACGACGAACACGCGACAGCCGGGGCGATGTTGTCGGACGAAATCCAGGAACGGGAAATCGAGGTTACTGGCGTATCGTATTTTATTCACTCGAAAAAAGACGATGAGACAGCTCCGAAAACGATGCGCGTGGAATACCTACACGGCAGCATAGCCGACAGGCCATACCGTGAATGGGTTTGCTTTTCTCATGACGGATATGCGCGGAACAAGGCCGAAGCCTGGTGGCGAAAGCGGTCGCGGATTGAGGTTCCAGATACTACAGAGGATGCGGTCAGGCTGGCGAAGGCGGGGGCGTTGGCGGAAACATTAGGGATCGTATGGCGTAAAAAGGCGGGGGCCAAATTTGGAGAAATCGTGCGCTATACGATACATGAGGAGTTACCGACCGATGAGACGGTTGCGGAATATTTTGAGGCGCAACGAAAAGCTTCAGGATTCGACGGCGAATCCGCCGCGATGGAATGGGACGACGAGATTCCGTTTTGATGGAAAGGGCGAATTGTGAACAGATATGATATCGACAAGCATGAGGAAGTGTCTGGCGAAGATAAAAGCGCGATCATGGCAGGGGCGGAAAGGCTACTAAAAGAATCTATGGATTCGCTTACAGACAAAATGCGAACAGAGATATTCAACGACATCGAGAACTATTTGTACGAAAGGCTAGAAGAAGTGAAACGCAAATACTTTGATGAGGTCTTCGGATTCCTGCTTGGGGAAAATAAGGACCACGAACTAAAGCCATGGCTTGAGGAGTTGGGCTATACACAACAATCTTTCAGGCAAAAGATATACGAGGACAATAAGGAGGAAATAAACAATGCGATTGCGAAAGATTATGTCTTTGATGTTTTAGAAAAAACATTCGCGACGTATTACGGGCACTGGGAGTGGGATGATGTAAAAATAGGCTATCCACAGTCTAAGGTCATGGATGGCTTTGCCAGGGCCGTTATATCTAATAGGTATGGCGGATTTCGTAATCATGTATTAAAAATGCTTGACGATGAAGCGCGCGCAAAGTTCAAGCAGTTTGATGAAATATCCGCCAAGCTTGCAGATGCGAG